CCACCCGCAACCGGCGGCACAATCACTCAAGATGGCGGATTTACATATCACCAGTTTACATCTTCCGGCAGATTGGTATTTACTTCTTAACCTATGGCACACTTTGCTGAAATCATCGACGGCGTAGTGCAACGAGTTATCGTTGCGGAACAAGACTTCATTGATTCCATTTCTGGTCAATGGGTACAGACTAGCTATAACACACGCGCTGGGCAGCACCCAGAAGGGCGTCCCTTGCGCAAGAACTACGCTGGCGCTGGTTATATCTACGACAGTGTTCGTGATGCCTTCTATGCGCCACAGCCGTACCCATCTTGGGTGCTAGACGAAGAAACATGTCAGTGGCAACCTCCTGTGCCTTACCCAACAGAAGGCGGGCCGTATAGCTGGAGCGAAGAGTCCTTATCTTGGGTTGCTGTATCTTAATTTTATGAAGTACCTACTCGAACGACTGAAAGAACCATCCACTTGGCGCGGACTGTTTGCGCTGCTGACTGCCGTTGGCCTGAAGCTGCACCCTGAGATGCAAGAAGCCATTTTAACGACTGGACTTGCACTTATCGGCATGATTAACGTCGTGCGAAAAGAATCAAATGATACCAAACCTACTGCAAATCCTACGTCTGTGGCTGGAGATCAAGGCTAAACGAGCTTCTTGGGAACTTGAGCGTGATATAGCCAAATACTGCGATGATGTCGAAACTCAGATTATCGAAGCTAGGGCTAATGGCCGCGATGCTCTTGCTGACAGGTTGCGCCACCAGTTCACACGTTCCAGCAAGATACTTATATCCACCCAACAAGGAAATCCTTGAGCTTCAGGCTGGGCAGACGTATACTGCCGATGTGGCGCAAAAATGGCATTCAGATGCTCGATATCAACGACTTGAGTTGGACTTGCTGAATGCAGTTTCTGTCGCTAAACAGGCACAACACAGATGATTAACCTTAAAGATGCTGGCATTGATATTGGCCTTGCTATTGCTGGTTTGTTTGGAGCAATCCTAATGTCTTCCAAGCAGGCCGGTCAGAATCTTGGCCGTACAATCGCGTCTCTTGTGGGTGGAGCAGCGTCAGCAAACTACGTTACTCCGCTTCTGCTTAAGGTTGCGCATCTTGATGGTGAACCTCAGTACGGCTACGCAGCCGGGTTTTTATTGGGCTTTTGCGGACTTAGGGCCGTAGAGAACCTTTCAGAGAAGCTTTTATCCAGCCATGACGTTAAGCCCAATAGTCCTACTAAACGCCTGCGCAAATAGTGTCCTGGCTATTTCAGCAATTCACTTGTGGCTAAAGGTATTTGGCCACGAGGATAGTGCTATTTACAGGCACAAGTACGCCTCTTATCTTTGCAAGCTTGCAACTACAGTGACGATCTGTGGCAGCGTAGCTAACATCTTTGCACACCAAGAACCGCCTGTTACTGAGTTTATCCTTAACATTGGAGTAGCCTGTAACTATGTGTGGCTATCTTGGTTTAGTTCAATCTCAGAGCCAGTTAAACCCGCAGCTAAACCATCAGCCCCTAAGACCAATGGAAAGCCCAAGCGAAATGCTCGAAGACCTTAAGGAGATTGGCTCCGTCTTGGGAGTCAACTTTGCTGCTATCGCTCTGTCTCTGTCCGAGATTGAACAGACCGTCCGCATTGTTGGCGGCATTGCTGCGATTGTATACACTTTGGCAAAGATTTATAAACTGCTTCACAAATGATTGACGAGCGATCGGCTAAATACCTAGACACTTTGCTTCCTGAAGTACGAGATGCTTTTGCTGACTTTTTGATCGAGGCCAAGGAGTTGGTTGCCAAGGAAGGCTTAGACTACAAGATTATCTGTGGCACTCGCTCTTGGGAGCAGCAAGAGGCATTGTACGCCAAGGGACGCACTGCACCAGGGCCAAAGGTGACTAACGCTAAGGCTGGATCCAGTATGCATAACTTTGGACTGGCTATTGACTGTGGTGTCTTTAAGGGTAAGGCATACATGGACGATGGCACGCCTGCGGACAAGAAGATTGCTGACATGATGCACAAACAAGCCTCGACACTAGCTGCAAAACATAAGTTACGTTGGGGTGGCAACTTTAAATCGCTTTATGATGCGCCTCATTTTGAGTATAATACTCCTTACTCTCTTAGTGAGCTGTGCGCTCGCCGGGAAGCCAAGAAATCCTTAATCGCTTAATCTTATGCCCAAGTCAATGTTTGATATCTTCAGTGGCAGTTTAAACGGAAAGGCGCGTTCTTGCCCAGAGTGTGAGTCTCCAATGGAATCCAACGGCTGCTGCTCAGAGTGTGGGTATGGTGAGGAGGAGGACATGGAGGAAGAAGAGGACGACAGCGTAGAAGACATGCATAAAGAGCGCATGATTGAGATTCGCGACGATTTACAGCGGCTTGTCGATAAGATGAGCAAGCTGGCTGGAGACAAAAAAGAAGAAGAGCCTGAGAATGAAAGCTACATGCTTCCTACAGTTTTTGCGGTAACAAAGACGGTTGCACCTAACTAACAATGGCACAAGAAATACAGGCTGAAGGTGATGATATGTTCACCGGGTTTGCGAGTCGTCTTGACCCTGCAAACCTGAAGCCTAGCATCTTGCAGTCTAGCTTTAACGCTCGTTTGCAGCGTGGTATTGCCCAGCCAAGAAAGGGAACTAAGCGGCTTACAGAATATGACCTTATTGAGCTGACGATGGTTGGCTCTGGCCTGTACGTTGACGCTAATGGCCACGACAATATTGTACTGGTTTTTACGGACAGGATGTTTTTGTACAAGCCTGCTCAAGGGCAAGATCCTGAAGACACGGATGGGCCATATTTATTTCCACCAAGAAGAACAATTGATATAGGCGGCATCTGCGACGTAGTAACGGCGCTTAATAAGGTGTACATCTTTCGCGGCAAGTACGACAAGACGACATTTACTGCCACTGAATCAAACAGTGACATTCTTAATGGCGATACTGGCACAATCACAATTACGACGACCACACCGCACGGTTATGTTAACGACGACGAGGTGACTATTGGTCGAACGGTTGGAAATGACGTGCCAGGACAAGCCGTTACCGGCAGCTATGTCATTACAGTGACTAGCCCAACCACGTTTACGTTTCAATATAAGAATACCACGGGAGTAACTTACACAACTCGGACTGCACAGACAGGCTGGACGGCTCGCCGTGGATTAGCGCCACTTGTTTGGCAGGACGGCTTAACGTCAGTTACGTTTGCGCAGCAGAAGTTCACTATAGACGGGACTACAGTAACAGGTATCACGCAGTCTGTGCCATGCGCTGATTTTGGGCTGTACTTTCAGAACCGGCTTATCCTTAAGTACGGCGACTATCAGATGCTGGTAGGCGACATCTTAAGTGAACAGTGCGATACGACGCTGAATAACTTTGTTATCAATACTGGCGGGAATGACTCGATTGTAGGTGTGCTGCCATGGGTACAAGACCAGTTCTTGGTCTTTATGACCAACAGCATTTATATTGTTTATGTCGAGACAGACAACTTTGCGGTAGACTCGCCTCCTGGGGCCAATAGCGCCACGACAGTAGTGACGACTGAAATTGGTTGTCTTGCTAGACGGTCTATCGTGTCTGCTGGACAGTTTGTGTTTTTCCTATCTGCCAATGGTGTACACATGCTGACACCGCAGTTAGATCTAAAGCTGCTTGGCAACACGCTGCCGCTGAGCGAGCCAATTGCAGACTTTTTTGAGACTGTTAACTTTGACACTGTTCAAAATTCAGTTGCAACTTACTATAATAATCGCTTCTACATTGCCATGCCGACTGGCTCGGCTACTAGGAACGACAAGATCTTAATCTACAACACGCTTAACCAAGCATGGGAGTCAATTGACTATTATCCTGCTGGGTTGTTCGCAGATAACTTGATCTTGTCTGCGTATATCAATCAGCGGCGGTTAATGATAATTACCAACTTTGCGGGAGCCACACAGTTTGGCGGCGTGTTCTTGTCTGAGGAGCAGGTGCAGGGTGATGAGTTTAACTATTCCGATGCTCTGCCGGTTTTGCCATTCAATCTATTTCCTGCTTCAACTCAAATTACGGAATCAACCTTAATGCCAAGCACGCAAAACTTTGTGCATATACCGGCATCTGTTCGGACAAGAGAGTACACGTTTGGAGGAACTGCGGAGAAGCGATACAGTCGCGGCGAGTTCCAGTTTAACAACGTACAAACAGATTTTGTGCGAATTGACACCAATACGCACGATCCAGATGTGCTAGAGACGGTGCTTGAGTACTCCTTTGGGGGCACTACAGACGGGACTCTTAGACCTAGGATTGCAGCAAGGGGTGCTTCTATTGACTGCACAATTAATTTTATTGTAGGAAGACCTTCCTTGAAGAGTGCTGCTGTTTATGCTATAGCAGCTAGCAGACCAATGATTTCTCAGGAATAACTTTATGCCAGGACTACAAATACAAAAAGGCACGACATACGTCAATTACGGCACTCCTGGACAATCGCAGGTGACTGCTGAAAACCTGAATAACCATGTTGATAACGCTGTATTGTTGCCAGGTGCTATTTCTGCTCAAATTGAAGATGTCGCTCAAATTAGCGATTATGTTATAGTAGAACGCACTAATTACTTGTTTAAGTACGCGCTGAGCAGTATTCGTGATTTGTTTTCTACTGTTTTTCTTTCTAAGTCTGGCGGTTCAATGACTGGCCCATTGACGCTAAATGCAAATCCAACCGCAGCACTTGGCGCGGCAACTAAGCAATACGTTGATACTTCCGCTGCTGGAGCAACACTTGTTGGGGCTGTCGTCATGTGGGGTGGCTCAACTATTCCAGCAGGCTGGCTAGAGATGAATGGACAGGCATCTCCTTTGTCATTGGTGCCAATATATGGAGCTACTCTTCCCGATTTGCGAGGTGAGTTTGTCCGTGGGTGGGACAATGGACGAGGAGTGGACGGTGGTCGCCAACTAAGGTCAGCTCAAGGGCAGGATATTCAACCACACACTCACGCGCCTCCCGTTGGATATCAATATGTAACAAATCCATTTACTGGAGATGGAGAGATAGATGGCTCTAATCATACAGGCCAAGGCGAAAGAAATGCTAGCGCAATTGCCTCTGCTGTAAATGCCGGGGCAGAAACCCGTCCACGCAACGTAGCACTCAGGTTCATCGTTAAGACCTAATGACAGTCAACGAATGGGAACAGCTCGTCGATACACTTTATGAACAATGCCGCAACCATCTACAGCTTCTTGGACAAGTGTCCAGAGATGACGTTGATGCCTATCTCAGCTTCTATGGTGTGCATGACAGCATTTATGTGGCTAGGCGCGAGGGTATCATCACTGGCATCGGCACTACACATCCTGGCGTTAGCGACTTTAACTGGAAATGGCGCAGGCCAAACGGAATTTGGACAATTCATTTGGCGTGGGCTAGCGAGCCTAAAGCAGTCACTGAAATGTTCACTCAAGGCTTTGCGAGAAAATCACCAATCACACAATTGTGGGCGTGGAAACATGATCATGCCGTCCAAATTACACCAAGAAAACTAGAAAGACTTTTATATGGGCGGAGGTAAAACTCAAGTTGTCGAACAGCCAGCAGCTCCTCAATATCAGGAGTCAATGCGGTCAATTTTGCAGGCGCAAATTGATTTAGCTCCACAAGTCTACGCCAAGGAGGCCGAGTTTCAGCCTAAGTATCAAACTCTTCAAGACCAGATTGCTAGGCAGTCTGCTGCCAGCCAAATTGGATTATATCAAGAGCTTCAGCCTGCGTATTCACAGTTAGAAGAAAATTACATGAAGAGCCAGCAGGCTGCGCAGTTGCGCGGCTTGCAGGAGCGTGCGCCTGGGTATGTTCAAGCATTTCAACAGGTTCAAGGTGTTGGTGGTATCAACCAAGCTCTCCAGCAGTACACTCAACAGAAGCTTGGCGGCTTACAGGCTAACGGCGCAGCGTTATCGCCAGAAGAACAGCGTATGCTCGACCAGCAGGCTAGAGCAGGCTATGCAGCTCGCGGAACGGCGCTTGGGGGACAATCCAACCTTGCCGAGGTAATGAACCGTTACAACGCTCGTCAGGCTCGGGAACAGCAGCTTGTTGCTCTTGGCACTGGCCTTGGTGGCTACTTCTCGCAGCAGTCTGCACCTGCGCTCACGTCGTTCTATCAGCAGCCAATGTACGCTGGTTCATTTGGTGGACAAGCCGCACAGAACGCGATGATGGGCCAACAGCAGGCTGGCCCGCAGTACTTCAACCCTGAGTCACAGACTGGCATGGGAGCGATCTACGGTGCGTACAACGCGCAGTCGCAGTACGCAGCAGGAACGACTCAGGCAAGAGCGGCAGAACGTGCAGGGAAAAGCCAAATGTACGGACAAATTGCTGGAGCTGCGGCTTCTGCTGCTGGCTTTGCGGCAGTTTGCTGGCTGGCCAGAGAGTGCTTTGGCACTGGAACAAACAGATGGAAAAAGTTCCGCTCAAACATGATAAAGCATGCTTCGCATGAGTTTATTGCGTGGTACTGCAAAAATGGCAAAAAGCTGGCTGAAAAAATTGAAAATTCGGTGCTTGCAAGAACAGTCGGAAGATTGATCTTGTTAGGCATTGAGTTTAAATGGACACACTAAAAATAAAATTAGAAGGCGCTCAAAGAGCATGTACGCCAAGAGAAACTATATCACGAATGACTCCGCACTTTCATGCGGCAGGAATTACGCGAGTTAGTGAAATTACAGGACTAGATAGACTAGGCATTTCGGTTGCTCAATGCATTCGGCCAAATGCAAGATACCTGTCTGTTGACTCAGGAAAAGGTGCTACCTCAGAGGCTGCGCTGTGCAGTGCAATTATGGAGGGATTTGAGCGGCATGTTGGTGAAACTGCAAAGCTGGAGCACATTACAGCGCCAATTCATAAGCTTGCAAATACTGAGGTCCGCTTTCCACTTTTAAATGGCGCGGTTTACAACACGCTGGTCCCAATTAAATGGTGCGAAGCTTTTGGCATACATAGCAAAAAAACAAAGATTGTACCACATGCTGCGGCTACGCTTGAGTTAAGTGATTGGAAGTACAATTTTTTGCAAACATGTTTTTACTCTTCTAGCAACGGACTAAGCAGCGGAAATACACTTGAAGAGGCGCTGGCAGGAGGTTTGTATGAAGTTATAGAGAGAGATCAAGTTAAGTGTGCATTTCACAATGAACAGTCTTTGCGCCGAGTTAACCTTGCATCCGTAAAGGGGGAGGTGCTTGGCTCATTGATCGAAAAGCTAAGATCTCAGTCAATAATGCCAGTTTTATTTGACTGCACAGGCGACATAAACATTCCAACTTATACGGCCTACATTTACGACGCAGAACAAGATATGCAGGCACATAGAGGATATGCAGCACATTTAGACCCAGAAGTCGCTCAATGCAGAGCTATATGTGAAGCTGTGCAAGCGCGTCTTGTGCATTTGTCTGGCAGTAGAGATGACATTAACCACGAGAAGTTTTTAAAGTATAAAACAGACCAAGCTCGAAAAGACATGGCAACGCTTGTTGCTTGGGATAAAATGGTCAGCAGCACAGTGCATGAAGATTGCAGCACTTCATCTTTTGAGGAAGATATCCATGCAATTCTGCACAAACTAAACAAAGCTAAAATTCCAGAACCCCTGATCATTGAGCTTAAACATAAGTATCCATGCAGTGTGGTAAAGGTGATGATTCCAACACTTGAAGGTTACCTTAGTGAGCATGTAAGGTATGGAGGGCGCATATGAAAATATTCATAGGGCCAACTGGCAATGGAATGGATTTGTCTGGGCTTACCGTACTTCCCCCGGCACAACAGGGCGACATTGCGACTGAGGTTCTTAAGGGACCAGATACTTTGATTTTAATTGACGGCTACTTTACTCAGCATCTTGCTCCTTGGCATAAAGAAATCTTATTTGCCATAGAAAATAGATGCAGGGTCATTGGCGCTGGATCACTTGGGGCGCTCCGGGCTGTTGAATGTAAACGATACGGGATGGAACCTGTTGGTGTAATTGCAAAATGGTATGAAGACTACACTTGTTTGGATGATTCAGAAGTTGCCTTGGCTCATTCTTGTGCCGAAGATGGATATGTGCAGTTGTCTGTTCCGCTGGTAAACATTCGCGCTACCGTTCAGGCTCTAAACGAAGATCCAGCCATAATCAAAGCATGTGGCGAAATCTTCTTTATGGAAAGAAGCTGGCCAAAGATTAAATCAGTTATTGGCTCAAAGGCTGACCTTCTTAAGGAACACTACGTTGATCAAAAGAAGTTAGACGCAATAGCGGCTATTGAGGTGGCCAAGGGGGCAAGGGAGGCCAAGTCTTACGAGAAGTCAGACCGCAGCATTTTTATGACTGCGTTATTGGCGACAGACATTACAGGCAAAAACGGAAAACGCCTTTGGGAGACGGCAAAGCTTCAGGAAGAAGCGACTGACGCTTGGCTTTTGGCTGAGTTTGCTGGCCTCCTTGGCATAAGAGCCTCTCAAGAACAGGTTGACGCCTGCTCTAGCCGTATGTGGGCTAACCTAGGGATCGACAACAAAGACGCTGCTGCGGCATGGCAGGAGGCGAACAACGTGACGGACGAAACGTGGAATTCGTTTGCATTTAAAGAGGCAGTCAAGCAAAATGCCAGAAATTGGTTTGACGCAATAACTTCAGGCGCAGAAGCCATCCAAGTAACTAACCGATATCAGCTTTTAAAAGGCAAATTTTATGGCAAAACCTCGTGAACTTTATAGTGGAGCCGCACCACAGGCAATGAGCCTGATGGGTGCTGGAATCGCAGACGCCTATGCTAATGCTGGCAGGATCGAAGGGCAGGGCTATGCGGCGATGGGTGAAGGTATAGCAAAAGGGATTACAAGCGCGGCGGGAGCCGTTGCTGATTACAAGAAGATGTCGTCGCAGGTGAAGGCTGATGCGGCTGCATTTAATTCGTTTAAAGATTACCTTCCACCTGAGTTTGTAAATCAGCAACAAACTTTAGAGAGCAATCCCAAGGCAAGTTTGATGGATAAGCAGCAGTTTTATCAATCCGCTAAGGGGTACTTGGGTGCTGCGATTGGGCAGAAGTACAAGATGGATCAGATTGGAGCGGAACAACAGGGGCTGTATGACCGGGCTATGGCAGGCAAGAAGCCTGCACTTGATCTTAGCGGAGTAGACACAGCAATTGATTCAATTTGGAATCCAAAGCCAGCGCAGCCATCAATGCAACCGTCAATGGGGGATACTACTCAACCGGCAACAGATCTTGCGGAGTTCTTAAGGCGCAAAGGCTGGAGTGGCACAGGTCCAGTGCCGAAAGCATTAATGCGAGAGTTTGAGGCATCCCAGCCTTTTCCTAACCCATACTAGTTTTTAACAAAATGCCATTTTCTGATTACATTCCAGATAACATTGTCACTAGAGGCGTTGCTAGACCTTTGGCGGCCATTGCTGATTACTACATGGCAAACAGGCAGCAGCCTGCAATACCACAGCAGGCCATGCCTGTGGACCCAAACATGGGCTATCCACTCACGCCACAACAGGAAGCCATGTATGCGCAGGCATCTCCTCGTCGAGTTGTGCAGTTGACGCCGGAAGAAATGGCTGCATTTAACGCACAGCGCAGCCCGGTCGATACAAGCTACAGCGGTTCTGGTGCAGACTTTGGTGAACCACAAGCTGTACAGGTAGCGCCTCAGGCGGCACCTGCGCCACAAGCAGAGCAGCCATTGTACCCAGAACGAGAGCATGAGCTTCGCA